AAGTTGATTTATTCAAAACTTGGATCTGCTGGATATTGCGTTGCTAAGTCAGCCATTATACCATGCTCCTTCTACCTTTTTCTAACATAGCGTCAGAGATAATTTGTTGTATGACACCTTTGCGACTTGCCAGCAATTGATCAAAGCCTGTGGTGTCATTGGCCACGATTGTAAAGTTCACATTGGTAACACCGCCACCTTGTAGGTCACTGTTTCTAGTTATGTTACCAGTGGTAGAGGGAGTGAACAGTTCTGGTCCGCTTTCACCAACTATGTATGGTTTACCACCCATAACTGGTCCACCTAGAGCACGACCTGAAAACTGTTGACTGCGAATCTGTGCCACCTGTGCTAGACCTGCGGCAATGGCACCTGCCACATAGATGAATGACAGTGGTGGTCCTGGTGGAAATGCAATGGCCATTGCGGCTGCTTGATATGTTGAAATGATAGCCTGGGCCATTGCTGCGGCCTTGTGTGCTTCAAAGGCTTTTCTACTGGTCTGTGACATCTGACCTGTTACACTCATCAAAGCACCTAACATGCCTTGTGCACCTACTACGCCACCTTGCTGTATCATTTTCACGTTGGCTTGATTCTGTTTCACACTGTCTAGTATGGCTTGATTGGTAACCCCTGCCTGCTTGAGTCTTGCATCTGCTACTCTTTGTTCCATGGCCAATACTGCTTCACCAATGGCTTGACGTGCCAATACTTCGCGATTGGCAACTTCTATCCTGGCTGTGGCAACAAAGATTTCATTTTGCAATGATTGATCTTGTAGGCGTTTTTGTCTAATTAAATCATTATTGGCTGTGTCAAATTTAGCCTGACTCACACGCATTTCATTTGCTAATTCTTGTTTATTGATGGCATCTAATTGAAATAATGCTCTATTGGCTGCTTCAACCTTGGCATTCATGACTTTCATTTGCAGATCCATCAAGGCCTTGGCGTGTGCTTCTTGTCTGAATAATTCACGGTTGGTTAATTCAATGTCTGCTATCTGTTTCTGTTTCTGATAGGTATCTTCTAGGTTTGTTCTGGCAGCAATCAACTGCTTGTAAGAATTGAATGATCCATCATCGATCTGTTTGCTGGTGTTAGCAATGGCTTCATCAATGGCTCGCTTCTTGGTAGCATAATCCTGTGCCATGGCCAGTCTTGGATCACTTTCACTGATGACACCAGTGACTGTGCTTATTCTTTCTGCACGAGTTTGATTTGTAGCAGTGCCTGTTAATAGGTTACGCTGTTGTTCATTGGCCAATGCTTCACGAGCCAGTCTGGAATTTTGACTGTTTGCACGAACCTGTTTCTCCATCTCTTTGGTCAATACACCATGGTTGTTGGCTCGGGCTTGGTCTACTGCTAATTGTTCTTGTCGTTGATCAAGATCTCTGGTGTTAAGACTCAATAATTCTAATTTACTTTGTTTTTCAGCCTGTCTGTAATCTTCTAACAGTTTGGCATTTTGATTGGCAGCAACATCAGCACGGATCTGATCTGCTATCTTTGTCTTGGCTATTTTTTCGTATTGAATTTTTTGTTCTTTAGCAAAATCTAACACAGCCTTTTCCTGTGCCATTCTTATACTGCCTAATGGAATCAATTGTGTTTCAATTTTCAGCGACTTGGTGTATAGGCTGGCACTTTCACCCAATGCTTTCAAATCAATCTCTGGACCTGTATAGGCCAAAGGTTTCTTTGCAGGGTTCAAGGCGTTATTTGCTTTTTCTGCTTCTTCTGCTAATCTCTTGGCTTCATCTGCCTGCTTTTTAAGAGCTTCATTCTTTTCCATGTCAGCAAACAATTTGTCTGCTGCCAGATACGCGGCTGTGGCTCCAGCGGCTGCGGCAATGGCACTTAGACCACCCGTGGCTAATGCAGTGGCCACTGCTCCTGTGGTTCCAATTAATCTCAACACCTTGACCATTTCATAAAGACTGGTCACTATGGCAATTATTCTAGTGGCAGCAAATGCTCCTATAAAGGCAGCAACTAATGGCAACACAACGCCAAGATTATTACCAATGTATTCTATTGCTCTGGCCAGCCCTGAAAAGAATCCTGTGGCATTTTCAAATTTCTGTGCGGTCTTGACAAATTCAGTTCTGACATTTTCAAGACTTTGTCCCACAGTTTTTTGCATGCCATTGAATGTAGGATCAATGGTGTCGCCTAATTGTTTTAGGGCATTGGCTAGGTCATTGCTGCCAACTTTGCCTGCTTGAACGTCTTTGAGAAATTGACTTGATGTCTTACCAAACTGTTGTGCAATAAGTGCGAGTGTGCCTGCTGAACTTTCCTGCAGTTGTTTCATGTCTTCAAACATCACAGTGCCGCGGCCTAGTGACTGTCCGAATTGATACATTGCACTTGCTGCCGCTGGACCTACTGTGCCAGTAACTGCTAGAGCCTTGCTGAAGTTTTCAGTGATCTTGGTGGTGTCTGATAAACTTAGACCCATGGTTTGACCTGCTAATGCCACTTTCTGGAAGAAATCACCCACAGCACCTAGATTAGATCCTGTGAGTTTGGCAATTCTTGCTACTTCACCAAAAGCAATGCCAGCATCTGCTGAACTATTGGTAACAGTTTTTAATTTGTTTGAAAGGATTGTGGCAGCATCTGCAATATCAACAAACTGTTTGGCCAACGCACCACCAATGGCCACAGAGGCCAGGCTTCTTAAACTACTGGTAAGACTGCCTAGAGCCCGCTCTGCTTGACTGGTGTCAGCGGTGATCTTAATTTGTGCGTCAGCCATGCTATCTTCGTCCTTTTTGTTTGTCCATTGCCTTCTTGGTTTCGTCTGCTTCTATCTTATAGAAAGCGGCCCATCCTACAAACTCCACCACTGACATATCTAATACTTCTTCAACTGTGCGGCCCAGATCCTTGGCAAGCCTATAGGCAAATAGGAGATCTGGATCCGCCCTTAGTTTTTTTCTGCATTATCCAAATCTAGATCCTGCACATTGTTCATTTCACCTACCACACGGATCAACACCTTGGGATCAACTTCATTCAAGAATACCATCTTGTCTGCGAAGGTAAACATCTTGGTGCCATCTTCATGTCTAGCACGGAGGATTAGGCTTTCAACCAAGGCTTCAACAGTTTTACCTGCTTGGCTTAGTTCAAGGATCTTGCCTTCGTCACGGAGTGTGGTTGATGATTTCCAAAATATCTTTGAGTCTCCCCATTCAGGAACTGTGACGCTTCGCATCTCACCTGAAATCTGATTACGGAAGTGTGCTGTGGCTTGGTCTATTACTTTGTTCATTTGTATTTTCCTTTTATTGTGGTTAGAGTTGGTCCTATGATTCCACGAGGTGCCTGTCGGCTCGCTCCAGCCTCTAGTTTATCAATATAGGGAACATTATTTTCAACTTTGAAGTTGTTCTTGCTTGTGGCTTCACGCCATGCGTTTTTGGCACGACCACTACGCACTGGTGTTTTAGATCTGGCCGTGTCGTAGACATCCTTGGAGATCTTTTTGACAAATCTCTCTAAGGAACGTTCTAGTTCTAGTCCAACACCTTGAACACCAGTGACTGTGATCTGCATATTAGACGTTGCCTGTGGTTGAGAATGCTACCCCAACATCACTGCTGTTACCACTACCTTGGAATGATAGGCTACCTTCAACCATACCATCCATTGTAGAATTCACAGTATAACCTGTGAGTATGCAGTTGCCTGAAAATGCAATGTCGTTGGAAGCATCAGATTTCAGATATGCTACTACAGTGACAATGGCATCACCCACTGAACCAGTTGTGGGATTGAATGTGGTTCCAGCCGCATCAAATCCATCAGTGGCAGTATCTGGATCAAAGTAAAAGTCTGCTGATCCACTGTAATTTGCCAATCCACCTAGATAACTACGAACATCCTTGCCCATAGTTGTTGTTTCAATTGTGTCTCTTGTGATTTCAACGGAGAAGTTTCTCAATGCAAGAACATTCTTTCCATTTACTTTAAGAGCACCATCATTACCTGTTAATAAAGCCATGGTCTTCTCCTATTAAGCCGTGTATGCAATACCGACATCACTGCCATCACCTG